ATTTCCTTTATGCGTTTTTTTACATCCGCTTCTGTTTCTTTGTTGCGTTCAATAAGTTCTTTAACCAGTTCCCAGTTGCGGTAACGCTGGGCTACGGCTATGTAAGAACGGGCCAAATATTCAATTCTGTCTTTATAGCTGTTCATCTAACTGCTTAATTTTTTGGCTTATTCGCGCCCTAAGTTGCTGCCAGCCTTCCCCTGCATACGGTGTGATGCCTACTTCTTGCGCTTTTTTAAGGGTTAGTTCTTCAGTAGCGTAAAAAGGCAATTCAGGCTTTTTAGTAACTATGGGTTCTATGTCTAGTTCGTCAGTCCAGCGTTCTTGGTTCAGGAAGGTAGCAGGGTAAGGGATAAAGTCTTTAGCCGTTTCTTTTACTTTCCAATACTTAATGTAATTAGGCATGGCTTCAAGGCATTCTTGCTGCTGCATGGGGGTTAGCCTATGCCAGCTTCGTTCCGCTTCCTTACGGCCCATTTTGCGCGGATATAGGGCATAAAAGTCGTTGAAGTTCACCGTTTAATTTCCATAAGTTCATTTGTGGCAGCAATAAGCTGTTTTCTAAGGGCCTTTACTTCTTCCATTTGCAAAATTAACAGGCTTGCAGCAGCTTGGTGGTATTCCCTGTCGTAGTCGGTTACTTCGTTTACATAAGCTTTTAAGTATTCTGCTAGTTCGTATGCGTTCATAATTTTGTCCAAAAAAGTAGTACAGCAGCCAATACCATTAGGGTAGCAAAAATAGCAAATACCCCAATGGCAAACACAATAACTATAGTTTCTATCACTGCAGCACCCTTACGCTGGGTGGGCTTGGTGGTGTCATTGGTACGGTATATTGGGGAATGCCAATAGCCGCGCCAGCAGGTGATACCATTTGGTTGGGGTAAACCGTCAATGGTTGGTTTACGGTATTGCCTTGGGGTGTTAATACATTAACCGTATTGCCGTTCTGCTGAATGTAGCCAGTAACTTGGCCCTGTGGGTTTTGAATTACATAGGTTTGGGCATTAGCAGGCTGAATGTGCAAGCCAACAATGTAGCCAACTAGAAAAATAATGGCTTCTTTCATGGTTAATAGTCCAGCCCAGCTTCATCCATCATGCTGGTTTGTATATGTATTGCGTTGGTAAAAATGCCATTTAATGCGTTTTTAGCGGTGTATTTGTTGAAATGTTCATCGTCAATGTAATTGCGGTAAAGGCATAACAAAGCAAAAAGTTCATCAAAATTATTGTATGCGCTGATAACTGCCCATTCCATATTTAGCGCTTTGCGTTCTGCTTGTTGCAGCTTAGTTAAAGGCTTGGTTTTTTTAACTGGGGTTTTTTTAGTGGCCATTGTGTGCTTTCAAAAAGAAATAGCCCCCGTAGGGGCTTGTTAATTAATAATTGTGTGGTTTTGCGCCAGCTTGTTTAGCTTCTTGTTTAGCAACAGAAAGCGTTACATAAGTTCTTTCTGACAGAACGCCTGTATTTATTGCTGCACCTGTAGTAATAATTAACTTCCAGCCACCATTACGGCCACGACCTTTGTAAATATGTGCGTACATTTGTTTTCCTTTTCTATTCCACCTGTTATTAGGTACTACCAGTATAGTTAAGTTTGCTTAACAATGCAAGTGTTTTTTAATTTATTTATTAATTAATTTATTTGTTGTTTTTTTACACTGCACTTTCAATGAACGAACCTAGCCTAACCAAGTTCGCCTTCATCTGCACCATCAAAGTTACAGAACCCGTAAGACTTGCGCGGTACAGGCTCTTACTTCGCCACCTGTATATGTGCTGTTACATCCGCTGCCCCTTAGTAGCACTTGTACCCTAACCGCTAATGGTTTTAACCGCCCAGTTAAGGCCAAGCAGAAATAGAAAAAGCCCTTCAAGGGTAATTTCTAAGTTGATACCACTTAACAAAAGACCAGCCAGCCTTTATTAAATGCTCAGAAACTACCCTTCAAGGGCTTTAGGCTGGTACTTTACTACGGGTATCAATCCGCTTGCGTAAAGTATAACCTAACTAATTTAATTCAGGCCAAATAAGTTGGTATGTATTGGGAAATAGGCTTTTGCGCGTTATAAGGCCGTGACTTTCCTTTTCCAGCGTTGCTGCCAGCACTATAAGCTTGTCTTGGGGTATTTCCCCGTTCTGCCACATAGAAACCGCAGGTACGCTAACCCCTACCAGCTTGGCTATGCGCGTTGGCCCACCTAAAAGTTTAATTATTGCTGTTGCGTTCATTCAGGTATCTTAACAAATAAACCACAATAAGACAAATAAAACCTTGCATTACTGTTTAAGCTGGCTTAATATGTAGATACCGCAGTTGCGGTGATAACTACCCTAACTAGGGTGAAAAAGAAAGGTAAATATGTATAAAGATGAAGAAAGCCAGCAGCAATGGGCAGACAATGTAAAGCTTGAAGCCCAGCTAGAACAAGCGTTAGCGGATGCAGAAGAAGGCATTATGCTGACCTTAGAGCAAATAGACACTATCCGCTATGCTTGCGGACTCCCAGCAAAACCAAGGCAAGAAAAAAGCGCAGCAGGCCAAGTTGTGTGGAATATGCTTGTTGATATGAATGCTGCAATTCAGAAAGGTATGAAATGATTATTAGCGACAGTTCTAAAGAATTTAAAATTGCCCCTGCAGGGCTGCATATGGCGCGGCTGTACAGCGTTATTGACCTAGGCCACCAAGCTACAGAATGGGCTGGGGAAACCAAAATTATGCACAAGGTAGTGCTTACTTGGGAATTGCACGGGGAAGATGATGCAGGCCTACCGCTAAAAACAGATGAAGGTAAGCCCCTTATTGTTTCTAAGCGTTATACCGTGTCTTTAGGGGAACAAGCGCGGCTGCGCCAAGACCTTGAAAGCTGGAATAACAAGAAAATGACGGCTGAAGACCGTAAGAACTTTGACCTTAAAGGCTTACTGGGCAAGTTTTGCATGGTCAATATTACCCATTCAGAAGATGGTAAATACGCCAATATTAGCGGTTTAAGCCCTATACCAAGCGCGTTGCGTAATGCTATTCCTGAAGGCATAAACCCAGTAGTACATTTTTGGTTAGCTGAATTTGACCAAACTAAATATGATGCGCTGCCAAAGTATTACAAGGAAAAAATAGCAGAAAGCAGTGAATGGCGCGGCCAAAAAAGCAAGCAAGAAGCACCCGTAGATAGTGGTTTAGTTGATGACATTCCGTTCTAACTTAAAAGGTAAATAACATGAAAAAATTATTTGTAGGTATTTGTTTTTCTTTAACAGCTACTTTGGTATATGCAAACTGCACTACGCATACGCTTATGCAAGGTGGCCGTTTTGTAACTTGCACAACTTGCTGTTATGGCGGTAACTGCAACACTACTTGCTATTAAGGCCAACATGATTGTTAAAGAAAAGGTGGCAGAAAGTGGGCATTGGTATACAAAAGACGGCATCCCAGCCTATACAACTGTCGGCAAAACTGGGGAACGGCCAACAACGCTACGGGATGCAAGAAAGCTTGGCTTACTCCCTAGCGTTTCGACAATTATTGGAATGCTATCAAAAGCAGGCCTTGATACATGGAAACAGCAACAAGTCCTGTTAGCCGCTTTAACCCTGCCGCGCATGGAAGGGGAAGAAGAAAGTGTTTGGCTTTCCCGTGTAATGCAGGATTCCAAAGCTACAGGTAGGGAAGCTGCAGAACGCGGTACGGCCATACACGCCATTATTCAAAGCTGGTTTGAACAGGTTTATATGCCTGAAAAGCCGCCTTATATTGATGGTGTAGTACAAGCCCTAGAAGCAGCGTATGGCAGCCAGCTATGGCTTTCTGAACGGTCCTTTGGCCATCACTTAGGTTATGGTGGTAAATGCGACCTAATGGCTAAACCAGTAAACGGTAAAGGCGATGGTTTTGTAGTGGACTTTAAGACAAAAGAAACCGACTTAGACAAAGTAGATGTTTACTTTGACCATGAAATGCAACTGGCAGCCTACCGTGAAGGCTTGGGCGTACCTACGGCACGGTGCGCCATTGTGTTTGTTAATGGCAAAACGAACCAAGTAAAGCTGGTAGAAGTGCCTGAAGAAGCTTTACAGAAGGGCTGGGATTGTTTTCAGCATTTGTTGCGCGTTTACCAAATTAAGAACGGAATATAATGCGGTATGGGCGGTGGGGTAGACAAAATCTATGCTCCTTCACGGGACTACCGCCCACCCTTATAAGGGCGTTAAGCCGCCAAAGTAGGATGCAGTAATTAGGGAATTTTGCGGCTTTCTGCCCTATTGCTAACAACTGCTAAATACTGCCCTGTGTTTTTTTACAACATATTAGGGTTTTCCTTCTAAATATTTATTCAAATACTCTTGCTTTGTTAAGTTTTCTTAACTTATACTGTTTTTACTGCGCGTTGCAGTGAAATAGAAAAGGAAACCAAAATGCAAGCAATTCAAGTAGAAGTAACCAAAGTAGACCAGTTAGGAATGTTGCTGGCACAAATAGCTGACTTGGAAGCCCAAGCAGAAGTTATTAAAAACGAATTAAAGCAGCATGAAGGCCACATTGAAGGTAGCCTTTACAAAGCCTGCGTTACCCTGTCCCAGCGCAATACCGTAGACAACAAAGCCGTTTACGCTGCCGCTAATGTGCCTGCAGAACTTATTGCTGCACATACCAAAACCACTGCCGTTATTACCCTTAAAGTTACAGCCCGTTAATTAACGCCCCTACGGGGGCATTTAGGAGAAACCATGCTACAAAGCGAAAAAGATTCAGAACGGTTTTATGAAGCGCAGCGCAAGTTTGAACAACGCCAGCGCATGATTGACAAAGGCTGGGGTGATGTTGAAGCCTACAAAAAGCTGGAAGCAGAAAGAAAGCGTAAAGAAAGCCTTGAATCAATCCGTTTGGCTATTCTTGGCGGCCTGTTTGCCGTTGTGTTGTGCGCTGTTGTTTTTGGTACTAACTACCTTAGAACGGGGTATGTAATATGAAAGTAGCTAACAAGCACTTTAAAGGGTGGTGTCAATATATGGAATTTAAGCGTATGCCAGCCGAAGTAAAAGAAATGCTAAAAAAAGCATTTGAAGCTGGTTTTGTAAGCGGTGTTTGTAATATGGAAAAAGCAGTAGATGCCTGCGCTACAAAATTGCTAGAAATGAACAAAGATGATTAAGGTAGAAATTACCGATACAGAAGTGGAAATATGCACAATTATTGGCAAAATTAGGCATTTAAAAACTTCTGCGGTATGCAATGAACAGAAGCAGTCAGAACTAGATGCTATGCAAATATCCATTGACGGGGTGCTTTCTGAATACATTGTGGCCAAGCATAAAGGCTGGTTTTTTGACCTTAATTGTGATGTTCGTAAGTTTGGGGCTGACTTAATAGCACCTACGGGCCATAAGCTTGATGTTAAAAGTACGCGGCTTAAAAACGGCAATATGACTGTAAGGTATAACCACAATAAAAAAGACTATGACTTTTATGTATTGGTAGAACTTACTGAAGAAAACAACGGCTTAATTATTGGCATAGCCCCTAGAAGCGTAGTTATTGATGAAGAAAATACTATGGTTTCTAAGGCTACTGGCCAGCCCTATTACCTTGTACCTAAAACCAAGCTAAAGGAGTTTAAAAAATGACAGTTCCATACAACAATGGCAAAGTAAAAATAGGCATTAACTTCCAGCCTAAACGGTATGTAGAAACCGACAACGATATGCTTATGCTGCAAAGCTACCTAATTGAAGACCCAGTACGGCTAAACAGGCGTTATTGGCTAAATAAGCTGTATTTGGGCGCGGTAATTCTGTTATTGCTAATTGTTTGGCTATACAACTAGGTACTTAGAAACCATTTCAATTTTGGCTTTTCTGTCTGCAATACCAATAGAACCGCCATTTATGCGTTTTGTCATGGTTTCTATGTCGTTTGCATCAGCAAGGGCGTTAAGGCCCTTTTTATTCCAAAACCAGCTTTGAATAATGGCGTGTATGGCCGTACCGCGTTCTGCAGCTTCCCTACCTGTAGCTTTGGAATCCTGCATTACACGGGAAAGCCAAACACTTTCTTCTTCCCCTT